ATGCCAAGCACATAGTACATTTAAGTCTAACTGAAGGTCTAGACATATTTTGGCCTTTTGGCAACAGTGTGCTAGAGAATATTTTCAAAGTCTTTAAACAAAAAGAGTTACTAGAAGACGCTATTATTATATATCGTGTACAACGAGCACCAGAGCGCAGGGTATTTAAAATTGATGTAGGTAACATGCCTAGTCATATGGCCATGGCCTTTGTGGAAAAAATCAAAAATGAAATCAATCAACGTCGTATCCCCACACAAACCGGTGGTGGTATGAATATGATGGATGCTACATATAACCCTATTAGCACAAACGAAGATTTCTTTTTCCCACAAACCGCAGAGGGTCGTGGCAGTAGCGTAGACATACTACAAGGTGGTCAAAATCTAGGCGAAATTACTGATTTAAGATTTTTTACTAATAAATTATTTCGTGGGTTACGGATTCCCAGCAGTTATCTTCCCACAGGACTTGATGACGGCACACAGACGCACAACGATGGTAGAGTTGGTACTGCCTTGATCCAAGAATGGAGATTCAACAGATATTGTGTTCGTTTACAAAACATGATTGTAGACAAGCTCGACAACGAATTCAAAATGTTTTTGCGTTGGCGTGGTTTCAACATTGACACACAATTGTTTAAGTTGGAATTAAATGAACCGCAGAACTTTGCTCAACATCGTCAGGTAGAGATTGATGCAGCTAGAATTAATGTGTTTGGTCAGCTCGAACAAGTGGCTTATTTTAGTAAGCGTTTTCTTATGAAGCGTTATTTGGGATTGACCGAAGAAGAAATGTCGGAAAACGAAGAAATGTGGTTGCAAGAACAAGGCGAATCCGCAGAAGAACAACCATCAGATGTTGGTCTACGCAGCGTAGGTATCACACCCGGAGCTATTGCTGGTGACATGGCAGTGGCCGATCAAGTTCAGGCCGGAACCGAACCTGGACTAGAAGCTCAACCAATGGGTGGAGAAATGCCAGGAGTTGGGGGTGGTGCTGCCGGAGCAGTTAGCCCAGTGGGCGGACCTCCTGCCGCTCCTGCCGCGCCGCAGGTGTAATTGAATAAATAACGCTATGAGAGTAACAGATTTATTTGAAACTGATGACATTGGCTATCACTCCGAGCAGGAAGACAATTCACCTAAGAAAATGGGCGAATTGCGTAAGAGCCGTCTTACTATCATGCAGATTAGACGGTTAAGACAAATGAATGATATTCGCAAGTTCGAAGAAGAAAAAAAGATTCAAGCCTTGTCAAAACAGTATAAACCGGCAGCAGCGGCCGGTGCTGCACCGGCATTTTAACAAAATCGCCGCAAAAACCGCCATATTCAATATAATATTACAATATTATGTAAATATCAAATAAAGCAGTACTTTATTTGATAGGAGTCCCCGATGACCAAGTATGAGCAGTTAATTGAATTTATTATCAATGAGCAAGAAGATAAAGCTCGCGAACTTTTCCATCAAATCGTTGTTGAGAAAAGCCGTGAGATTTATGAAAATCTCATTGACGAAGAGGATCTCGAAGAAAATGGAATGGAAGCCATTGTCAATGATGTTGAGCAAGAAGACATCGGCATGGTCGAAGCCGACGATGAACTCGGCCCTGACATGGGCGGTGATGACATGGAAATGGATGCCGACATGGGCGGTGATGACATGGGCGACATGGACGCTGACATGGGCGGCGAAGGTGAAGGCGAGTTAGAAGATCGTGTTATGGATCTTGAAGCTGCGCTCGACGAGCTCAAAGCCGAATTTGATGCCCTAATGGCCGACGAAGCAGGTGAAGCCGAGCACAACGACGGCGAAGGTGATCCCGAGTTTGGTGGCGATGACGCAGGCGAGGATGATTTAGAAATGCCTAAAGAGTCCATGGTTCGTGAATATGTAGACAAAGTTGCTACACCATCAAATGCAGAAGGTCAAACTGTAGGCGCACAAAGCAGCAGCAAGCCCACAGTAAACACAAAAAGTCCAAATGGTCCCGGTGCTAACATGGGAGGTCATGCAAACCTAGCCAAAGGTGGCGCAGAGCAAGCTCCTGATGGCAAGCCAACACCACAGCCGAACAACCAATATGCTAAAGGCAAGGGCAACCTTCCACATGCTGGGCAGTTTGAAAATGTTCCTGGTGCAAAGACCAAAGGTTACACAGCCAAAGCCGGTGCCAAGCACAATGAAGGCAGCACCACAGATGGTAGCGTACCTGTAGCTAAACATAGTCCGGTTGCCAAGTAATATGTCCAAATACCTACGCGAAGATCTAACATTTGATCATGCTCGAATAGAGGTTCTCAGTGAGGACCGTACTGACGGGGGTGGTAAAGATCTTTACATGAAGGGTATATTCATCGAAGGTGGGGTAAAGAACGGTAATAATCGTGTTTACCCTATCAACGAAATCTCCAAAGCTGTAGAAACTATTAATGAAAAAATTAAAGGTGGTTACAGCGTGCTTGGTGAAGTCGATCATCCCGATGATCTTAAGATTAACCTAGATCGTGTTAGTCATATGATTACTCAGATGTGGATGGATGGCCCTTGCGGTCATGGCAAACTAAAGATTCTACCCACACCAATGGGTCAGTTAATTCGCACCATGTTGGAAAGTGGTGTGAAACTAGGAGTATCAAGTCGCGGCAGCGGCGAAGTACACGAGTCCACTGGGCACGTCAGTGGATTCATGATTGAAACTGTAGATATTGTAGCACAACCCAGTGCTCCACATGCTTATCCCAAGGCCATATATGAAGGCTTATTCAATATGCGCCATGGTCACCGCTTGTTTGAAATGGCCGGTGAAGTTTCAGAAGATCAAAAAGTGCAACGGTATCTTAAAGATGAAGTAGTTCGTCTTATTAGAGACCTTAAAATCTAAGGAGAAACCGCAATGTTTGACGCTTTAAAACCATTGCTAGATAGCGGTATCATCAATGAAGACACTAAGCAAGCTATCAATGAAGCTTGGGAAGCCAAGTTAACAGAAGCTCGTGAACAAATTCGTGCTGAGTTGCGCGAAGAAATGTCTGTCCGCTATGAGCACGATAAGTCAGTAATGGTTGAAGCACTAGACAAGATGGTTACTGAAAGTCTCAGTAAAGAAATTGAAGAGTTTGTGGGCGAAAAGCAAGCCATGGTCGAAGACCGTGTGCGTGTAAAAAATCACATGATGGAAAGTGCTGGTCGTTTTAATGATTTCATGGTTACAAAACTAGCCGAAGAAGTCAAGGAACTGCACCGAGATCGTCGTACACAACTTGAAAATTATCAACGCTTGGAAAAATTCATAGTTCGTGCATTATCAGAAGAAATTCGTGAATTCAGCCAAGATAAAAAAGCAGTAGTTGAGACCAAAGTGCGTTTGGTTGCTGAAGCCCGCACTCAAATTGAATCAATTAAACGACGCTTTATTCAACAAAGCGCCAAATTGGTTCAAGAAGCAGTAACACAGAAACTCAGTGCTGAACTGACTCAACTCAAAGAAGATATTCAACAAGCTCGTGAAAACATGTTTGGTCGCAGAATCTTTGAAGCCTTTGCTGGAGAATTTTCGTTGACACATCTTAGTGAAAACAAAGAAATTCAAAAGCTCAAGCAAGCCCTACAAGAGCAAGAACAAAAACTTGTTGAAGCAGCTGAAGCCAAGATTCAAGCCCAGCGTATTGTTGAATCAAAAGAACGCGAGATCCGCGTGATCAAAGAGAATCAAGATCGTCGAGTCGTAATGGATGAGCTACTTGGTACTCTAGTCAAAGAGAAGCAGGCAGTAATGCGTGATCTTCTCGAAAGTGTGCAGACTTCAAAATTGAAGACTGCATTTGAAAAGTATCTTCCTGCTGTACTTAATACTGGCATGGCCAAGAAAGAAGAAAAAACTGTTCTTGCCGAAAGCCGTACAGAAGTCACAGGAGATAAAACTGCTAAACCAGCAGCAGCCCAAGAAACTGCTCCCGAGAACAACGTAGTTGAGCTCAAGCGTTTGGCAGGGTTGAAATAATAGTTTAACCTTAAAGGAAAGAAAATAATGACACAAGAACTATTAGAAAGCCGTTGGGGCGAAACTAAAGATGCCCTGCTTGAAGGCTTACAAGGCTCACGCCGCACCTCTATGAGTGTAATCCTAGAAAACACTCGTAAAAACTTGATGGAAACCGCTTCGTCAGGCGCTACTCAAGCTGGTCAAATCGCTACTCTAAACCGTGTGATTCTGCCAGTGATTCGTCGTGTTATGCCCACTGTTATCGCTAACGAAATCGTTGGTGTACAGCCCATGACAGGTCCAGTAGCTCAGATCCATACATTGCGTGTTCGCTATGCTGAAACAACCAGCGTAAGTGCCGGCGCTCCTTTTGACACAGCCACAAGTGCTGGTGAAGAAGCATTGAGCCCATTCAAGATCGCAACAGCTTACTCAGGTAGCCTAAGCACTGGTCGTGCTGATTCAACCGCAGCTCTTGAAGGTGTGGCTGGTCGCAAAATCAATGTTCAGATCTTGAAGCAAACAGTTGAAGCTAAAACTCGTAAGCTATCAGCTCGCTGGACATTCGAAGCTGCTCAAGACGCACAAGCCATGCATGGTCTAGATGTTGAGGCCGAAATCATGGCAGCTCTTGCACAAGAGATCACAGTTGAGATCGATCAGGAAATCCTTGGTAGCCTACGCAGTCTTGCTGCTACTGACTTTACCTATAACCAGGCCACAGTCAGCGGTACAGCAACATTTGTTGGCGACGAACATGCTGCTCTAGCAGTATTGATCAACCGTGCTGCTAACTTGATCGCTCAGCGTACACGTCGTGGCGCAGCTAACTGGGCAGTTGTAAGTCCAGCTGCTCTAACAGTGCTACAAAGCGCAACAACTTCAGCATTTGCTCGTACAACAGAAGGTACCTTCGAAGCTCCTACCAACACCAAGTTTGTTGGTACACTAAACGGCGCTATGAAGATCTATGTTGATAGCTATGCTGCTGATAACACACCTGTTCTAGTTGGTTACAAAGGCACAAGCGAGGCTGATGCAGCAGCGTTCTATTGCCCATATGTACCTCTAATGAGCAGTGGCGTTGTACTTGACCCAGCTACTTTTGAGCCAGTAGTTGGCTTTATGACCAGGTATGGTTATGTTGAGCTAACAAATACAGCAAGCTCTCTTGGTAATGCTGGTGATTATGTATCAGAAATCGCTATGAGTAACTTGAGCTTCCAGTAATCTAGTAACTGATTTTACTGAGTTGTTCATAAAGGGCTCTTAGGAGCCCTTTCCTATAGTCCCATCCAATTGCGACGAGGTGCTTCGATTTTTAGTGTTTCGTTCTTGCATTTTTCGGCCAAGGCAATAGCACCAACTTTGGCACCTTCTGAACCGCCTTTGGCGATGTCCGAGATTGCCGACCAACATGCTGTTTGGCTCACAGTGTTATCTCTGCTGATGCTTTTAGCAGTTTCGTAATAGAGTTGTTCTTTAGTGGTCAAGCACCCAGTCAAGAGCAATGAAGCGACAGAAACAAGTATG